ATAGTCAAAATTCCACAATCCGTTTTGTAAAACATTTGTTGAATCATCATAAGATGGTAATACTCTATATCTCAATCTAGCAACACCTGAACTTGAATTTTCAAATGTAACTTGATTTGAAGGGTCTAATTGTAAAAGTTTTATCATATCTTCACCACCTAACATTGTACCACTAAATACTGTTGTTCCTTCATATTCATCTAATGCACCACTTGCATATTGAAATAATGGGTATGATACATATAGTTTTGGTGTTGTTGCTATTTGATAACTAGAATTAGCCATTATTTTTTCCTTATCTGTTTAATTGTTGTAAATTTATTTGTTTCTTTGTCATAGGTTGTTATTCTGTGCATATATGGTCTTTTAGCATTGTTACCATCAAAACTTATATCTTCCCAATTTTTAGTTAAATATGCCCAATCTTGTGCAACACCATCTGTTGTACCAATTTTCTCTGATTTAGCTAATGTATTCCATAATTCTAAATTTGATCTATTAACATATAAATTAATTTTTCTACCACTCATAGTAACTAAATATGCTTTTTTAATTACTGCTTGACCTCTATACTTAAACAAATCTGTTATTTCTTTATTATCGTTATGTATTGTAATTTTATTACTTAATAAATCGTGCTGTATTGTGCAACCACTAGGTAACAAAGACTGTATATTCATTCTATTAAAATAATGTATTTCTAACATACTAAAACTATGATTAGTATCTACTGATACCTTATGCTGTTCTATATTTAAATTTCCGTTATATGTCTTATCTTTAAACAAATCCGTGTACTCCATCTGTACCTAAATAATGTAGCTGATATGCTTTAATTGAAACATCAGTAGTTCCAATATTTGTTTCCATTATAATCCACAAAGGATATACAGGTTGTGTGTTTTTATAATCTACTACACTATAATCTATATTAAATATTTTTTCATTATTTATAAGAGGTATATGTATAACATCACCTATTGTTAAATCCATATATTTTAATGGTAATTTCATATCAACTAAATTATGTGTATTGCATTGATTTAATAATTTGTAATCTAAAAATTTATTAACAGTTTCCGTATCTGTATGATATTTTAAATTAATATCTTTATGTCCATCTGTGTCTTGCAAATGATAATTATGTGTTTGATTGGTATAATAGTTAGGTAATAAACTAGCATCATTTATTTCTTTATTAATGTTAAATGGATAATTGTTTTGACCATAATCGTATCTATAAAACATCTTACAGCTTGTAATTACATCTTCTCTTTTTGTTTCAGAAAATTTATAAGACAATATATCATTAGTGTTTACAGTTTTATCAATATCATCTCTTGTATAAGAATTTTTAATATTAATTAATCCAAATTTACCATCATTTTTAAAACGTGGATATGATTGTGTTTCATTTAATATCTGTTCTACTAATTTTTTACCATCTATTTTTTTATGTACAGAAAAACCCATTTTCCAATCTGAATGTATCAATCTACATTGCTCTATTGAAAGCATATCATAACTATTATAATCAGGGTAAATTTCATTACCTAATGCTATACTTTCATCATATTTACCATATCCTAGTTCATTTGTTAATATGTTCATAACAATATCTGATGGCTTTACTATTTTACCATCAGTAGAAAAACTTTGTTCTTGTTGTTCTAATGCTATTCCTTCTAATTCAGCAGAATATGTATTTGCAACTAAAGTTTGAGCATCTTGCATAACAGCATCTAATTCAGAACTATCAGTATCTAAAGAACCTAAACCTAAAACATACGGGTTACTATCTGCCCATTCATTCATATTGTATTCATATCTAGGAAACCAATCACCACTCTGATTAAAACTTCCTTGATGTTCTATGTAGTCATTTCTGTTAATTTCATCTTGATAATCTTCTAATAATGCTCTTGAAAATGCTTGTACTAAATCGTCCATATATATATAAAAATTATCTTTAAAATCACCAAATGTTTCTATATTAAAATCATTCCAATTATATTGTTTATATTCAGCTATTTTGTCAGTTATGTTTATTGTAGTTGCTGCTCTATTATCTACTTGATAAAAATTATTTGTACCTCCTGAATTTGAAATATCCCAATCTGAAACCCAATTAACTGTTGTTTGGTAATCGTGCATAGAGCTTTGTGAAGTGCCTGTTATATCTTTTTGCAAAATATACTCATAAGCATAAGCAAAAAACCCTTCCGTCCAAACAGGATTATTAAACAAACATCTTGTAAAATTAATATCTGATTGGTGTATTAAATCTAAAGCATTTTGTATAGGTGGTGGTTTCCAATAAGTATAACCAACTGAAGATTGCCTAGCACCTAATTGGTCTAATATTTTAAATTGTATTATAAACATTTTAAAAACATATTTAAATATACTATATGTTCTCATTACAGGTGAATATGATGGATTAGTAAATCTTTCTTGATAATAACTTGAAAGTTCATCATTCCAACTTTCATTTTCTATAAAATTTTCTATCCTACTTTTCATATGTATTAGTGCAGGATAAGTAGCTTCAAAATTAAACCAATATTCAGTATGTAGATTTCCAGGATATTCGTATTCGTTTCTTATTAATCTTTTGTATGTGTATTTAACAGCTTGTTGCATATTGAATAACAAAGACCAATCATCTCTGTCATCTCCTGATATAAAATATGAATAGGGTATATCATCAGGTATAATTTCAATTGCTTGTTCAAGAATTGCAGGGTCAATTTGTTCAGTATATGTAAAATTTTTTCTACCACTTATAGAAGCATATATTTCTTCTTGTGATAAATCATCAATTAATACTGAATGTAAAAGACCGAAATTGTTTAATTCTAATTTTGTAGTGTAAGAAGCACTTGTCCAATTTTGTGGTAAATACTCATATACTGCTATTAAACTTTCTTCATCTGCCCCGTATTGCGATTTTTTACCTTCATACTCATAAAGCATTTTTTCACCATATTTATACCCTTGTATGGGTAGCAATTCAGTTGAACTGTTACCTAGAGGTGCAGGGTAGCCAAAATATGTTGAGTTAGTACGGTTTAAAGAATCAGATTCTAGTAAATATATTGGTGAATTTTCATAAGGGTTATTATCATCAACTGTATTTGGGCTAATTGATTCTATATCTTCTTGGTTTGTTACTAATAATTTATTCATTTTAACATTAAAACTATCAGTTGAATTTATGTTATTTAAAATTTCTGCTGCGATTGGTGCTACAAACCAACCAACTCTATCTGCATTAGCAGGTAATGTAAAATTGCCTATTTTTGTTATTCTCCAATCACATAAAAGAAAAGTGTTGTATCTTCTTGTAATAATAGATTCACCAACATTAGGAAATAACAAACTATTACTTGCACCTTTTTCCATTCTAAATATTATCCACCTACCTGAACTTCTGCTTGACGTAGTATAATATGTTTTTAAACCTGTATCAAAACTAATATTATGTGTAATTTCATCACCTTCTCTGTACCAAACTTTAGAATTGTTACCATTATCTGTTAATGATTCTTCATTGCTAAAATTTGAATTTGATATATTTGAAGATTCAATTTCATCTACTCCTAATATTGAACCATCAGATGCAGTTGCACCTATGGCTAATCTTATATTAAATGCTGCATAACTAAAATTTTTATAATCAGGATTTTCTTGTATTGTTTCTGATAATTCAGGGAATAAATAATTAGTGTTATCAGTATTAACTTGACTATACAAAATAAAACGAGAATATGGATTATATTGGTAGTTATCATAAGATGGTAATGTTCTAACTATTAAATAATCATCATCAGATTTTGTGTATAACATATAATTTTCATAAGGGTCATTAAAAATATTGTGTTTATTCATATAACCAACTTTAGATGTTTTGTGTTTACCTGATGTTGAAAAAGTATCTAATAATACATTTAATTTATTTGCTTCTTCAGAGTAATATGTTACAGTTGGTGCTTTATCTACTTTACCAAATGTCATAGGAACTACTACATCATTATCTTCTTTGTATTGTTCTGTTAAATTATTTTTAATAACATCAGGCAATCTATCTGCACTCATATATGGTACTTTCTTACCTGAAATCTTGATCTGCGTTTTATCTTCTGCTAATATATTTAAAGAATCTTTATTAAACTCAACTCTGCTAATTTCACCTTTATACACCATAGCACAATCATAATCACCTATATCAACAGTTGTATTTAATACATTAGTTGTTGGTGATTTATAAAATAAAAATAAGTTTTTATTAGTAATAGAATTGTTTATGTATTCAGATAATTTAGTGTTTACATCATAGTAGTTATATAATGTGCAACGTAGTCTATTTATTTTAAGTTTTTTGCTATCATAATCAGTAGATAATCTAACATTTGATACTTTGCTTATACTGCTTATAATATCTAGCTTATTTCCGTTATTATCTAATATATCATCTTTGTCTTGTGTAAGTGTAAATAAAACATTGTTTGTTTCAGGGTCAGTAATTAACACTACTGGTTTTAAAGTTTGGTTATCACCTGCTATATCGTTTGTAAAAAATTTAGATAATTCAAGCATTATGCACCTAGATTTTCACCCATTCGCAATGCTTCTCTTATTTGAGGAACTACACTATCTTCTACAAAAGAATCGTGTAATACATTGCCTGAAATATTAAGTGTTACACCTTGACCTTGTGGACCATCTATATTAGGATCAACTAATGGTGTTACTTGCACTCTTTCAGGTCCACTACCTTCACCAACCATCATCATTTGAGGACCATCAGTTACAAAGTCAGCACCATATTGTGCAGTTTTAACATTAATTTTGTTAAAAAGTTTATCTATTCTATCACTTGCACCTTTTGCTACTAATAAATTTAAAGGAAAGGGTACAGCTTTCATTATTTGATTTATTAAATTACCTTTTGCAGAAGCCATTGCACTATTTATTTCTGTTAATGCAGCTTCTCTGTTTTTTTCTTTTCTTAATTTTGATAACTTGCTTTCTTTTTTAATTTTATCATCAGTAGATTTATTTGAATCATTTTTAACTTTCAACAAGTTTTCTTCAGTAGCTTTTTGTTTTGCTAGTATTGCTTCTTTTTCAATTTCTAATCTATTTATTTCTGTTGTATTAGCTTGTTCTTCTTTTAATTTTTCTATTTTTTCGTCAAATTGATTTAACACAGATTCATTGTGGTCAAATTCTTGAAAGAAAAATTCTAATTGCTCTTGGTTTGCACCTTTATATAAAGCCCTTGAACCATCTGCTGTTTCTTTTCGTAATTGTTCTATTGTCAGTATATTACCATACACATCGTGTTCACCATCTATAAAATCTTGCATTTTTAACATATGTGCAACTTGGAATTTATTAAATTCTAATCTTTGATTTTGTTGTTGAGTTATATCCTTTTCAATATCAGACACATCACGCATATCACCACCAAGTTTAGCCATAGCTTCATTTGTTTTTACTTTATTTAATGCTACTTCTAAATCTGTTGTATTACCACCTAATGCTCTAGTTTCTCTAATAACTGTTTCTAAACTTGATTCATTTGCTTCTTGAAAAAATGATTGAAATGTTTCAGCAGCACTTTTCATTGCACCTGCTATTTTAACAGCCATTGGTGCTAATGTTTCACCTAATGCTTCTGCTGCATCTCCTGATGCGTTTTTCATTTGCTCTAATTGACCAGTTAATGTTTTTGCTTCTTCGTTTGCAGTTCCTCTAAATTGTTCTCTAATAAATTTAATACCTTCACCTGCTTTAAGTTGTTCAGCAGTTAATTCTTTAAATGCAGCAGGTAATTTTTCACCTAATTCACCTTGCATACCACTTAATGTTTTTGTGGTATTCATAACAGCACTTTCTAGTGATATACCCATTGCTGATGCTAAATCAACTGATGCAGCAATTATTTCTTCTGTTTGTTCAGTAGATATGCCTAAAGATTTGACATAAGCCTGTTGTGCTATTATAGCTTCATCACCAAATATAGTAACTGATTGTAGTGCTTTTGCTTGTTTTATAAGTTGTTCTGTTGATGCACCTGCTGCAAACCTCAATTTCTTTTCAGCTAATTCTTGCTGTGCAAATAAATCTATTGATTGTCGTACTCCATCTAATAATGCTCTTGCACCAAAGTATGCACCTGCTGCAACTGCTGCCTGTTTAGCTAATTGTGCTAAACCACCTGAAACACCTCTTAATTGCTGTTTTGATTTATCAGCACCTCTAGTAACTACTTCTATAACTTGTGTGTTTTTATTAGCCATTCTTTTCGTTCCTAATGTTAAGCATTATGTTTTCTATCTCTAAAAATTCATCTACTACTTTAGCAGGTGTTTCATTTAATGAAGGAAATGGAGGGCAGTTAAATGCTTTGCAGTAGTTATACTCTTTTATTCTTTGTTGTATCTTTTTGTCAATTAACTCATAAGTATTAGCAAAATAAAAATGTTCTACATACAATGTTTCAGATTTGTTTTGTATGTGTTTTTGCTCTAATTCTGCATTGCAATTCAATAGTTCTCCATATACATCATCTATTGAAACAAATGTTTTTTTCTTACCATCTACTGGTGAGATTGCAGTATAAGGATATTCAAAACCATTGTGTCCACTTCCGTTTAATCCTTTAATAGAAATCCATACATTAATGTAAAAAAGTATTTCTTCTATTTTTTTTTATTCATCTCAACAATGATACTAGCACCTAATCCGTATAATTCATCATTAGAATACTTGTTTATATCATCTTCAGTAAGATTAGTTCCTCTCTTAATAATATCTAACCAAAAGCTAAAGTTTTTAGATACTTCTTGGTTAAATATTAAATCATTTATTTCTGCTCTTTCTGTTAGGTTTAATTCTTTGATTTCTACATCAAAAGGTTTAAACCCTTCACCTTTAACTTTTATCTTCGCCATTCTCTACCTCGTTTTTTATTCAGTTTACCAAGCTGATTGTGATTCTCCATTGAATATTTGAATTTCAAATGCTTCTTGATTGTCTGATGTTCCTTTAGATACACATTCAAAAGGTAATGTATGGAATATTCCACCTTCACTTATGTCTTGTGTAGGATCACCAGTATATTGTATATTCATTTCAATATTAGCTTCTCCAACTGATGATAAAGTACCATCACCAATATTAACAACAAGAGGTAATGTATCACCATCAAGGAAATCTTGTATAACATTTCTTGCACCTTCGTATGCAAAATTATCGTCCATTTTAATAGTTATATCTCCTGTAACAACATATTCAGGTATAGCATAACTTTCTGCATCACCATTTGAGTTAAAACCTACTCTATTAACACCATTAGAAATATTTATATTCATTGATTTTAATACTAATTCTTGACTAGCACCATCATCACAGGTTAATGTTTTAGTTGATATATCACCAATATTATAATAGCCTGTTGTTTCGGGTGCTGTCCAACTACTTGTTGCAAAAGATTGTTCTAAAACAGTTCCCGTTGAAACAGGATTAGAAAAACCACTAAAATAGTTACCACTCATAGTCATAAAACCACCATTTGTTCCATAATCAAGTGATAGTGCTAAATCAGATACTACTGCACCTGTTATTTTAATGCCTTCACCTGAATTTGCACCTGCTACTTCATAAGCAAGATTTACACTATGTGGTAGATTATTTGATATGCTTCCACCAACACCTGTTAGCATTGTGCCTTCACCACCTATTTCGTGTTTGTGAATTGTACTGCCTGATTCACTATGCTCTTGACAAACTAAAGCTAAATGTTGAGATAGTAATTTAGGTGTTGCAATCATTTCAAAAGGCATTGTAACTGTTCCACCTCTTGTATTAAGTATTGTGTCATTGTAATTCTTAACCAAACCTCTACCTGATAATAATCTTGATTCTCTAGTAACATTAAATGTTGGTTTTTGAACTTGAACTATTGGTAATTGTCTGAAGGCTGTTCCTTCATCTCCTGCTGAATCTAAACCCACACCAAATGAAGTTTCAGCTTTGATACCTGCTACAACCTTGCTAATGGGAACGACTTTTGAACTTATAGCCATCTATTTCTCCTTTGTTTTCTTTTTGTTCTTTTTTTCTATCATTTGAACCAAGCCCATTGATTGCATTAGTTCTGCTGTTTCTCTAGGTAGTGCTATTTCTTTTCCATCTTGCAAGTCGTTAAACTCTTTAGATGTACAGGGCATACCAACAGCATTGAATTTTTTTAATTTATCTGTAAATGGTTTTACTTTCAATCTATCCTCCGTTTCCAAAGTGAGTACAAGTTAATGACCATTGTGCTACCATATAATCATCATAACCTTCAACTTCTACGTTAAAATCTAAATCACCAAGTGTTATATCAACTGCTTTTGTAGCATCTGCTAACTCTAATGTTATATTATCGTGTACTAATGCTTCTAATATGCTAACTTGGTTTAATACATAATCTTGAAACTTGTTATCTTTTCTTCTTAAAAAATAATATTGACATTCCATATCAAAACTTCTAACTTCCATAAATGTTGCTTTTTCTAATTGACTAGAACCAATAGGTATAATTCTAATAAATTGATTGCCTTTTAATTCTTGATCCCAATTACTATACACAGGACACTTCATTTCAGCCCTTATTTTGCTCTTTAAAGCTGTTAAAATGTTTTTCCAATTATTTGTATAGGTAACAGACATTATCTAATCATTTCTATCGTTTTATTGCTTTTGTTAGTTTGCTTAACATTTTCATCATATAGTTCAATTTCCCAAGCATCACCATCAGTTGCACTTGAACCAACCCAACGTCCATATATTCCACCGTGAATATGTTGTAAGCCACCTGTAATAATTTCTTCATCTGATGTAGTACCTTTTAATTTATCACTACCAAATGATTTTACTATAAAAGTACCTGTACCAAAAGCACCTGATGTTTCTACTTCTACTAATATTCTTTCATATAATTCACCTGAATATGTACCTGCAAGTTCTACTAAATCCATAGTGCCTGATACAGTTCTGTAAATAATTTTACCTTTTTTGCTATTGTCATCAACTTCGTGTGATAACTTATATATACCATCATTTAAACGATCAACCAATCCCGTTCGATCTTCATTTGTAACTAAAGAATGATAATAATCTGCTTCTTCACTTGCACCTTCTTTTGCTCTAATAAGATTAGCTGCTGCTATATAACAAGTAGCTTTAATTATAATAGGGTCATATTCTTGACATCTTCCTACGTTATCTTGTGGTGTTTCTAAATCAATTAAATTTTGTTTTTCTAATGGTGTAGAATATCTAGCATCTATATAATTATGTAACTCTAAACTTGCATCTGTTAATGTTTGATTTAAAAATGTTGTAAAATCTTGACCTGCTTCAAACACTTGTTCGTTTATTGTAGTTGAAGAATAGTTACTATTGTAGTATTCAACTTGATTTGTATTGCTATTATAAAACCATTCACCATTGCTATCAACTGCACCTGATGTTGATTGTGCTGCTGCTAGTTCTTCACCATTGACAAATAAAGTATCTACATAACCACTATCTCTAAACAAATGTAAATTACCTGATGTTAATGTTGGAAATATCTGCACTTTATTATCAAAATCAGATACTCTATTAAAGTATTTAGTTAAATCTGAAATTCCTGCATATTTAAAATCTGAATTTACTGACATATTATATTCCTTATCCTAGTAATAATACTTCCACTTTACTATCTTTAACTGCATTAACACTTCTTCCTTTAATTGCTGCGATACTATTGTATGCTGCTGCTAAATGCTTAACACCTCCTGCGTGTGCTGACAATGTTTCTGCATACACCTTAAATTCTGCATTAGGATATGGTGCAGTAAACTCACAATGTCCTTTAGCATAATCAATACTACCTACTATTGTTCCGTTGTGCATTAAGTTACCATTACCATCATCTAATATATATGCACTTGTATTTTGCATTGTTTTACCTGATACAGGGTCATCTAGTTCAGCTAACTCTTTAGTAGAAGCAGGACCAAATACTATTGTATCAGTTGTTCCACCACCGTGTGGTGAACCTAATAAAACAGGCACACTACTTGATAATGCAGGAAATCTACCAACACCAAATGGTGTAGTACCTGAAACATTAGCTATACCTACTCTTGTATCTGAATGGTTAGAATGTGATTGTACTCTTATATCTCCATTATGCAATCTAATCGTTACTTTTTTGTTAAATAAACCTGATGATGAATCATAAAACAAAGCATCAAATCTTGCTTGTATTTTAGGTAATACTGCATTTCCTGATCCATTAAATGTTACATCACTTGCATCTGTCGTAAATGCTATTGCAGTTTCTGTTGATACTGAATCTATACCACCAACATTATACTCATCTACTACTATGTGAAATGTATAAGTAGTTGATACTGCTAAACCTGTATTATCAGATGCTTTTACATTTTGTAATCCCCAATCTAAATGCCCACCATTAATATAAAATTCACCTATTGCTACACTACCTGCAACTACACCATCAATCTTTCTATCAGCAGTTCTACCATAACCAAAGAAACCACCCTTTTGTGAGAAGTTTCCGTTTTGATCTGTTTGACATTTACCATTATCAAAAGCTAAATTTTCATTACCAAAGAAAAACCTTAAATCAGCATCGTCTGCGTGTGCTGCTTCAGTAGAACCTAACAAACCTCTCTTAACAGTTAAATCAGCACCTGACCTAGCTTCAACTTGCATAACTTCAGTACCTACCATAATTAAATCACCTACTTTAAACCAATCACCATCATCAACTGTTATACTTGTATCACCTATTGCAACACCACTTCCATCGTTTATCTGTATGTCAGCACCACTAAAATATGTACTACCACTAAATGCGTGTATATCTACATATTCATTACCACTATTAATGCTTTTAGGTTCTATCGCAACAGCACCTGCATCTGCATTAGCTGCTGATTCCATAGTAGTATCTGCATCTGATAACGTTAAAGGTGAATAACTTAAAAATCTGCTATTAGGTAAATACATAAACTCACCTGCTGGTAATAAGGCACTTATCATTCTTACAGCAGTTTCTTCTCCTGTTGAATTTTCTTCATTCATATCAACTGAATTATGCACATCTGTATCAGTACCATCACTATCTTCTCTCCAATCATATAAGGCTATTGCTATTTCAGCAGTTATATTACTTACATTTTTAATCACTATAACTTTAGCATCATTAACAGTTAAAGCAGCAGGATTTTTAGCAAATTTAGATAGAGTAATAAAGCCATCAGCAGTAGATAAATCTTGTACTATACTTGCTTTTTCTGTGTATGTTTTCATTGATCTGCAATCATAGTTACCATCAGGTGAACCAACCATTAATCTTACACCTGCACTTTTAGCACCACCTCTTGTTTCTGTGCTACCATCTTGACCACTATCATCACTTGACCATATACCATAAGGAAAATCATCTGTTTGAAATAGTCCACCTGATATAGGCATTCTTACTCTATTATTTTTTCTATTACCATAAGCCATAAATCTTTATCCCTTCTACGTTAAATGATACTTCACTATAACAGATGCAGAATAA